GTCATGAGGCGGACGACTCTCTTGGGTTATCTCAAACAGATAATACAATCATATGTTCTGTTGATAAAGATCTTTTAATGATTCCAGGAGACCATTACAATTTTGTGAGAAAAGAATTCACAACTGTATCAGATACAAATGGAATTAGGCATTTCTATACTCAAATGCTAGTTGGAGATCGTTCTGATAATATAGAAGGTGTGCGTGGCATTGGGCCTAAAAAAGCAGCAAACCTTCTAAATCATTTAGAAACTGAAGAAGAAATGTTTGATATTGTTCGTGAAATTTATAATGATGATTTTAGATTTCTACTAAACGGGCAATTACTTTGGATTTGGAGAGAATATAAAGATATATGGCAACCTATGAAAAACCTCTCGATTGGACTAGATCCTACAAAACAAGAAGAGGAAGTTCAGTCAGAATCTACACAGACGACGCAAATGGAGACAAAACAGTGCATGGAGCCTACTTGATAGGTGAGGAAGACTGGATTCCAGCTTCTTGGGATTATCTAGGATACTACATCTCTGTAAATAAGCCGTGTTCATTGGATTTACGAAATAATGAAATTGCGAAAAAAGAAGCCGCCTAATTATAAGTCTAAATTTGAGGTTGATGTTGCTTCTAAATATCCACAACTGAGTTACGAAGAGGATATCCTACACTATATAGTTCCAGAAACTAAGCGAAAGTACCTTCCAGATTGGAAAGTTAGGGAAGGGGTTTATATAGAGACTAAAGGAAAACTTACAGCAGAAGATCGTAAGAAGTTACTCTTTGTAAAAGAACAACATCCAGAAATAAAATTGTACCTTCTATTTCAAAATGCACAAAATAGATTGACTAAAAAAAGTCAGACTACTTATGGTGATTGGTGTGATAAGAATGGTATTGAGTGGTCTGATTGGAAAGTAAAGAAGGAAATTCCTGAGGGATGGTTAAATAAAAATGAAAATAAAGTATCTGTCAGAAACAGCAGAGGGACAAGTAACATTCGAGGCAAATCTAAGCCCAGACGAAGTAGAATTCTTGCTGACGTATTCGATTAATAATCTTTTGGCTAAAGGGCTTGCCCCTTTCAGTCTGCAATCTGATCCTTCAAAAGTAATTATTAATTATGAACAGAAAGAATCCCATTGAAAACTCTATTTCTTGATATAGAAACTAGCCCAAATACAGCATATGTTTGGTCTTTATTTAAAGAGAACATCCCACTAGCTCGTCTAATTGATAGCTCAGAAGTTCTTTGTTGGTCTGCAAAATGGTATAACGAAGATGAAATTTATTTTGATTCTATCTACCATTCCAAGCCAAAACGAATGCTTAAACGTATTCATGAGCTGCTAGATCAGGCTGATGTTGTTGTCCACTATAATGGAACTTCTTTTGATATTCCTTGTCTAAATAAAGAATTTCTAATTTATGGATTCTCTCCACCAGCTCCCTACAAGCAAATGGATCTGTTAAAAACAGCCAGGAGTCAGTTTAGATTTACTTCCAATAAATTAGACTACGTCTGTCAAAAACTTAAACTTGGGAAAAAATCTCAGACAGATTTTACTCTTTGGGTTGATTGCATGGATTTAGATCCAGATGCTTGGGAAAAGATGGAAGAGTATAATAAGAATGATGTTCTTCTACTAGAAAAGTTGTACACAACTCTTCGTCCTTGGATTAAACAGCATCCTAATTATGGACTATACAAAAGTACAACAGGTCTTGTTTGCCCACATTGTGGCTCTCTGAGATATCAGAAACGTGGATTTCAATATACAGCCGCATACAAATACCAACGATACCAATGCAGAGATTGCAAAACCTGGTTCCGCGGGTCTGACAACATCGGATTCAAGAAAGGTGAAAAATTTAACAATGTTTAAAGAAAACGAACAGGAGCCATACGATTATATTGACGAATATTCCGGGATTCCTGTGTATGATAGAATAGTAGAAACCGGGATCTTGGATAAAAGTAGGCAGCTTGAATTTGATTTTGATACTGAAAGTTGTCCTGCCTTCGGAAAATAATAATGGAACCTGTAATTGAAACTTTTAGTGGTAAAATGTTCAATATTGTAAATATTGATACTAATAATATTAGTATTGATGATATTTCCCACAGTTTGTCGATGCAATGCAGATACACGGGGCATTGTAGATACTTCTATAGTATTGCGGAGCATAGTGTAGCTGTAGCTGACTATCTCCATAAAAAATACAGGGAAAGAAGGCTAACATTAGCAGGACTTCTTCACGATGCTTGTGAAGCTTATCTAAGTGATATTTCTTCTCCAGAAAAACAACTACTTCCTGAGTATAAAAAATTAGAGTATAATTTAAGTACTATCATTGGAGAAGTCTACAATGTTGATTTTCTTGACCCAAGAATTAAGGAAGCAGATATTGTAATGCTTTCCCAAGAAGCACATCAACTTCTACCATCTATGGGCAATACTTGGGACTGGAGTAATTGGGGAGGTCGCCCTGCTCTAGTAGAACCTATTGTTGGTCTTCCACCGCCACTTGCTGAAAAACTATTTATGTCTTGGTTTAAACAGTTCTCACTAGAGCCCCAAGTTTTAGTAGTAAATGGGTGAGTTATGCCTCTAACTTTAGAAGAATTAAAAGAAAGGTTGAAAAAACAAGATGAAATCTCTTTGCTTGAAATTCTTAACATTTCAAGTGAGGAACTTGTGGACAGATTTCAAGATTTAATTGAGGATCGTTTTGAAGAACTTGAAGAAGAATTGCAAGACGAAGAGACAGAAGAACTATAAACAAATTGATTCCGACAAACTTCATGGGAAGTTTAAATATCGTCTTCGCAAACAAGAAGAACAAGATTCTGACAGGGAGTTAAAAACTTGGAAGTAGAACGATTTAAAACAAGTTTCGCTAAAAATATATTCTATAATAAATATGCACAAGGAAATAACGATACGTGGGACGCTCTTGCCGAACGGCTGGTGGAGGATGTCTGCGGCTCACGATGGAACACGGATCGTCCACTTATGTCGAACAGTGACAGAGCGGATCTTGTCGAACACATTAAGACAATGCGGTTTATCCCTGGAGGACGTTATCTCTATTACGCGGGGAGAACAGCGAAGTTTTACAATAACTGTTACCTTCTCCGTGCAGAAGAAGATACCCGAGAAGAGTGGGCAAATATAGTCTGGCGTTCCATGATGTGCCTTACAGTTGGAGGAGGGATTGGAATTGATTTTTCTCGTATCAGACCAAGCGGTGCGGTTATTAAACGTACAGGAGGAAAAGCCTCTGGCCCTATCCCCCTCATGGCAGCAGTTAATGAAATCGGGAGAAATGTCATGCAGGGTGGTTCGCGGAGAAGTGCTATTTATGCCTCTCTCAACTGGCAGCATGAAGACATCCCATTATTTCTTAATTCTAAAAACTGGGATGAAAATACGAGAATCCAGAAAGCCAGCAATTTTAATTACCCAGCTATGTTAGATATGACCAACATATCTGTAAATTATGATGATGCTTGGCTTAATATAGGTAATAAACACCTTCATCCAGTATTCTTAGCTAATGTAAAACAAGCTCTATCCACAGGAGAACCTGGATTTAGCTTTAATTTTGGAGATAAACAGAATGAAACCTTACGAAATGCTTGTACAGAAGTTACGAGCGAAGATGACTCTGACGTTTGTAACCTTGGGTCTATCAATCTTGGAAATATTTCTAATCTGGAAGAATTTAAATCTGTATGCAATCTTGCTTCAAAATTCCTCGTTTGTGGAACAATCAGAGCTGACCTCCCATATGAAAAAGTACGTCTTGTACGTGAGAAAAACCGTCGTCTCGGTCTTGGCCTCATGGGTATTCACGAATGGCTCCTCAAAAGAGGATACAAATACGAGGTAAATGATGAATTTAAGAAATGGTTGGAAGTCTATCGTAGCGAATCTGAGCGATCCGCTAATGAACATTGTGATCGCCTCTACATTAGTCATCCTGTTGCTTACCGCGCTATCGCCCCTACGGGAAGTATTGGTATTCTTGCTAGTACTACAACTGGCATTGAGCCTTTGTTTGCTGTGGCTTACAAGCGACGTTATCTCACAGATGGTTATAGGTGGAAATATGAGTACGTTATTGATGCTACTGCTGACCACCTTATCCGCGAATGTGGGGTTAATCCTGATAAAATTGAGACCGCTCTTGACCTAAGTGAAAACTATGAACAACGAATCAGATTCCAAGCAGATGTACAGGACTACGTGGATATGTCCATTAGTAGTACGATCAACTTGCCTTCTTGGGGGACAAAGGGAAATAGTGGGGGAGATGTTGCGACATTTGCAAAGACTCTATCCGAATATGCTCCTCGACTTCGAGGTTTCACGGCATACCCAGACGGAGCAAGAGGGGGACAACCACTCACACGCATGGAATACGGAGAAGCAATGAAGCACAAAGGTACTATTTTTGAGGAGGTAGATGTGTGTGAATTAACTGGGCATGGTGGGTCTTGTGGCAGCTAAATCTAAATATAAATATCCGCTTGTAGAAGTAGTGTGGATTGACGCAGAAACTGAGCATGGATGGGAAGAAATCGGAGAAGATTCTTCCCTTCCTGTAGCGACTACAATTGGATTTTTAATTAAGGACATGCCAGATAAAAATGGGCATGAGATGCTATTACTTGCATCTACGTATGCGGATTCGCAAACGAATGGTAGATTTAAAATTCCTAAGTCTATGGTAAAAGAATTAAAGGTACTCTTTAAATGATTAATGTTTTTGAACTTAGCTTTATTCCTGGGATTATGTTTGGAATTGAGTTTCCAGACATATCAGAAGCTACTATCGTAATAGATATTGGGATAATCAGATTTATTTGGTACAGAATAGATCCGAAAGATCTAGAAGATATGGAATAAGAAGGGGGGCTTTACGCCCCCTTCTTTACATCCACCTTCCAGTGGAGTTAATATATCGTCCAGCATCTTCTGGACTATAAGGACCTTTCGGTCCTTCTAATTGTTTACGTTGTTCCAGCATTAGTAAAAGCTCATTAATTTTCATTTGCTGTAGTTTGAGCTTTCTTTCTTCTTCTGCTGAGAGCATTGAATTCTTCTCCAGCCATCCAGATTGTCTGAATAGATCTTGTATAGATCTAGGTGTCTGTCCCCAACCCTCTTTATATCTTGGGTAGCCATCTGGAGCAGGTTGAAACAGTTGATTTAAGTCCATAGTAATTATTTATTAAATAAAGTATTAATCCAACCACCCAATCCTTCAAGGATTCCCATGTACTCCTGACCCATCTGATTAAGTCCTGGAGAAGATCTACTTTTATTACCAGAAATAGAAGGGAACAGTTTGGATAGTTGGTATCCTGGGACCATCATGGTAGCCATAGGAATTGACATGAGAGGATTCTCCTGTATATACTCCCTAGCAAATGCTCTGTGTTCATACGGGGCAAGCATATTCTGAGCTTCTTTATTAGATCTTCCATACTCATCCCTTAGTTTTGTAAGGGCAGAGAAGGGCATTGAAGTGGGATCTTCATAGTCTTGAAAAATATCATTTAAGTTCATTATGGATATGTCTTCTTACTAAGTTGGAAATGTGGGCCATCTTTAAAGTATCTCCAGTCACCACCCCATTCTAGATCAATCTTGAGTTCTTTAGCTGCAGTTTTCATGGCCGCAGCTATGCGATGATATAGGGGCCAGTCCCAGCGTATTTCACCACCTATTCTTGCAGCTAAATCTACAGCATGCCCAGTAAGATGCCTACTATTCATAGTAATAGAAGCTCCAGAATCGTAGAGAATCTTCTGTCTTTCGGCAGTTCTAAGACCCTCTATAACTGTAAAATCTACCTGTGTAATTTCAATAGCACGTTCTACTACACTACATAAATCTTTATGGATACCCATTAGATTTTTAATAGAACGCTCATCTAGTTTCACTTAGCAAATTCCTTATAGTTTTGGATTCTTTCTTTTTCCATCATTCCAGAAATACCTTTGGAAGGTGAAATATCCATTCTTTGTGTCTTGGTAAGAACTTGTTCTATTTTACGACGAAGAATGGCATCTGCTATTTCGTTTGGATTCCCACCGTATCTAATGAATTTTTGTGGGAGATCTCGTAAAGATTTTCCATCCTCGTTGAGATTCTTCATTTCAGTAAGAATATCTCCGCGAAGTTTGGCTTGCATTTTCTTGGTTATGTCATTCTCTCGTTCTGCGGTTCTTTGGCGAGATTCTTTAGTTGAATACATACCAAGCCCACGTGCTAGCCAATCTTTTGATGTCAAAGAGGGTTTCCCCCTTTCAAACTGTGCTTCTCCTGTATTAGCATTAAGAACAATGCCATCTTTTGTATTAGCAATATCCTCAAACACACCTGTAGATGCGGGACGAATAGCATGTACAAACTCTCTCCAATCCTGGGAGGTAGCTTTTCCTTGTGGTAATTTTAATCCAATAGAGGCAGTTTCTCCAAGAATATCCCCTGCTTTCTTAGCTATTGGAAATACATCCATCGGAGAACCATCTGCAAGGAGACCGGGAGGATTAAATAGTGGAGAAACATCAAGACCAGTCACAGTAGAAATAGCTCCGTAAGCTGCCCAATTTGGAAGATTATTTGCTATAA